TAGCGGGTATACTCATGCCGCATTGTCCTCTTAGTTAAATGGATATAACGAGCCCCTCCTAAGGGCTAATTGCAGGTTCGATTCCTGCAGGGGACACCATTTATCAGTTCGCTCCCATCCGTACCAGTCCGCAAAATTCCCTGAATATCAAGCCTTCCGCAGATTCACAGTTCGTAATGGTTCGCGTCAGATCGTTGACAGCCGCACTCCGTGACGGGTAAAAAGTGGATAAAATAATTTTACCCACCGGATTTTTACCCATGCTCACCGTTAAGCAGATTGAAGCAGCAAAGCCGAAAGAAAAACCATACCGCCTTCTCGATGGTAATGGCCTGTACCTTTATGTCCCTGTATCCGGGAAAAAGGTATGGCAGCTTCGCTACAAGATTGACGGTAAGGAGAAAATCCTGACCGTAGGAAAATATCCGCTAATGACTTTGCAGGAGGCAAGAGATAAAGCATGGACCGCGAGGAAAGACATCTCGGTTGGCATCGATCCGGTAAAAGCGAAAAAGGCTTCGTCTAACAACAATTCCTTTAGCGCCATTTACAAGGAATGGTACGAGCACAAGAAGCAAGTCTGGTCAGTAGGATATGCGACTGAACTTGCCAAAATGTTTGATGACGACATTTTACCCATCATCGGCGGTCTTGAGATTCAGGATATTGAGCCGATGCAACTGCTGGAAGTAATCCGCAGATTCGAAGATCGCGGTGCAATGGAGCGAGCCAACAAAGCACGCAGAAGATGCGGCGAGGTTTTCCGTTACGCTATTGTCACCGGCAGGGCTAAATATAACCCGGCACCTGACCTTGCTGACGCCATGAAGGGATACCGCAAGAAGAACTTCCCGTTTCTTCCTGCAGACCAGATCCCGGCATTTAACAAAGCACTGGCAACATTTTCAGGAAGCATCGTATCGCTCATTGCGACCAAAGTTTTACGCTACACAGCCCTCAGAACGAAAGAGCTTCGCTCCATGCAATGGAAGAACGTCGATTTTGAAAACAGGATTATCACCATCGACGCCAGTGTGATGAAGGGACGCAAAATTCATGTGGTCCCGATGTCAGACCAGGTGGTTGAACTTCTCACTACGCTAAGCTCAATCACTAAACCAGTATCAGAGTTTGTTTTTGCCGGACGCAACGATAAGAAGAAGCCAATCTGCGAGAACGCGGTATTGCTTGTGATCAAACAAATTGGCTATGAGGGTCTGGAAAGCGGTCACGGATTCAGGCATGAATTCAGCACGATTATGAACGAGCACGAATGGCCCGCCGATGCTATTGAAGTGCAACTAGCACATGCCAACGGCGGTTCTGTGCGTGGAATTTACAACCATGCTCAGTATCTCGATAAGCGCAGAGAAATGATGCAGTGGTGGGCGGATTGGCTTGATGAAAAGATATGATGGGTCGTGAAAAACCTCTCATCGGCTTCACAGGCGTTGAGGTGCTTTTCGATATTTTTTCAAATAATGTTAGCGCCATGATACATGATATGTGAAGTCCACACTCAGATCAGACGTTAGCTCTGCATCAGTAGTTGCCAACGCGACAATTACACGGAATTGATTTGCTGTTGCATTTCTTTTTGAGAGAACAACCCGTCTCTGCGTTGGGGGTATTAATCCTGTTAACCCGAAGCCGATATGCTTTGGCACCCCTAATATACTCGATGGGAAAGGTATAGTTACCTCAACAGAAAAGCTACCTGCAGGTATAGTAGCCGTTGCGGTTCCTGTTAAATCAACTCCATGTACGTTTACTGATGACATGTTGTTTATCTGTGAGATACTACCGGCAGGCATCTTAAACCCTGCCATGTAAACATCTGAAGGAGAAATACCAACTTCCCCAACCGGCGCAATCCTGACTGTGTGCTTACCGCTCTCTGCATTGGCGGTAACTCCATTAAGATTTATGGTGTGCGCAGCTACTGACCCCCTGTTTCTTATCTCAATCAACACGCTTGCAGGAGAATCAATAACGGCCCCTGAAAGGTTCAGCGTTCCAGGATCAACGGTATTAGTTCCGAATGCAGTAGAGTTACCCCCAAAATCAATACAGCCTCTGCTTACTGAAGACGGATCGCCTATCCCGGTAACATGGATATTGCTTAAATCAAACTCTATTGATTTAAGTTCCGTAGCAAGTATGTTCGGCCATGCCGGAGTGTTCGGTATGTGGTCGATATGAGCGCCATATGCGCTATTTTTAGAGCCTCCACAAGCAAGCCCCTGAATATATCCACCATACCTACACTTTTCGGTGTTTCCGTGCCAGTCTGCTGCCGCCACCCCACCCTGTCCAGTAGTCATGATTGCGCCGCCGCTGGCGTTAACACTAATAAATCGGTTAACAATACCGCAAATTTCATCATTACCAGTCACAGTGACTGAGTGGCGCTCCGCACAAAATATACCTTCAAAATCAATATTCTGGCTATTGCAGATATAGCAGGCATATTCTAAGCCAAAACTTACAGAAGGAGACTCCTGTGTGATACGCATTCCCTTGCCAGCAAGATTGAAACAACGTTTAAACTGAACGGCATAAGGCGCAGTGTGAGATGTGACGACGAGATTGTCAAAGTTACCATCAGCTACCTGCTCGAATTGCATGGCCATGGCGTTTTTGTGGTATGAAGGAAAATTAAATACAAAAGTCCCATTTACAGAAACTTTTTTTGTTTTTAGCTTATAAACTTGAGTTCCGGATGGGTATGCGGCTTTTGTCCCTCCATTGAAGTACGCAATCCCATTCGAATACCTAACCACCTTAACAAACTCTCCGCCACGATAATAATTCCTGTGTCCAGACCATGAAAAATCTGAAGGATTATAAAAGCATAAAGTATCTCCTTCCTGAACATTATCAACAGTGAGACTGGTTATTCCTTTTGAAATATTAGAGCTAATAGTGGTTAGTAAATCTCGCTGATTTGTACCAAAATACATAGCAACAAATGAATCACCTACATTTATATTTGCTACGCCTTCAACAGATAATGTCTCACAATCAATCTCCAGCCTTGAAGATAAATTGTAATTTCCTCCAGCAAGAATTTTATGCTTAGCAGGATAAGCCGCCCAATCATGAAGAGTAAGAAAGTCATCAGATCTTATAGAGATTGAATCAAGTATGTCGTTTAACTTTCTTTTTCTCCACCCGACAAAAGTTGCACCGATATCTCCAGACAAAATAGCAAGGATTTGCTTTGCATCATATTGGATGATATTTCCAAAATAAAACTGCCGTGCACCATACGCATCATAAACAGCCATAGAATGGGCTTTCACAGTTACGAATTTGGCAATCTGTCCGTTATATACAGGGTAACCAGCAGCGTTAATGATTATTGGTTGCGAAACAGGAACGTGAGAACCGTCTTCGTTCTCCACATAAACCTGAATCTGGTTTTCAGGATTTACCGGGTCAGTGTCAATTTTACCGATATAAATTTTTCCATTGGCAACCGCTTTAAAAGAACGAGCCATAGTGAAGAGTTGCGAAGGCATGCTTACCACAACATTTGCGGTGATATCTGACATTTCATTGCTCCAGACGAATGATATGATGCAACCATGATGTGATTGCATACCGAAATGGTACTATTGAGTATTTATCCAGTAGGTTACGATGCAATTCCACCCAACTGGTGAGGCATCAAGGATGTACAGCAAATACGATGAGGCGCAGTTTCACTTGAGACTTCCGCATGAACTCCACGCGAAAATTAAGCAGCGTGCGAAGATGAATAACAGATCGCTGAACTCAGAGATAATTGCAGCGATTGAAGAATCGTTGGCTAAACAAAGCTCTGCATCCGTTTACATTGATGATGCAGAGCGTATGGCAGAACAACAATCTGATATGGTTAAGAAAATGGTATTTGAAACGCTTAAGACCATGTATAGCAATAATAAAAAGGAAACATAGAAATCTAGTTTCCGGCTAAAATGGCATTGCCTTCATGCTATCCTGTGAAAAACTAAGGAGAGTTAACCATATGAAAAAATCACTGTTAATTATCCCGCTTCTGCTGGTTGGATGCGCAAAAGTAAGTGACTATCAAGCAAGTTGCGAACAACGCTATCAAAAGCTTAGCGATATGGCTAATTGCCTTGATGCCAGTGTGAAGAACGACTCACGCATGGCATCAGCACCAACACCTAAGCTGTATGTCCTTGCTGCAAAGATGCTCGGGCAAGGTGTCGATGAAGGCAAGATAAGTGACGCACAGGCAAGACTTGAGCTTCAGAATCTTTATGTTCAATTACAAAGCCAAGAACAAGCCCAACAAATAGCACAAAGCCAAGCATTCCAGCAGGCTTTATTGAATTATCAGGCTGTAAACACAATGCAAGCGATCGAGCAAAAAGCGAGACAGCCTGTTATAACTCAACCCTATCCAACACGAGTTGACACTTACACAAACTGCAATTCAGGGTTTGGAAATACAGTCACATGCAACAGTAGCAGTAACATCAGATAACAATCAGCAAAGGTATCGCCTATGCAGAGGGATACGATAAACCTCGCGTTCTACATATTTGGTTTTTGCACGTTCCTGGTGTTTGAAAAGCTATTCTGACAACGCATCAGACTTAGCCCCCTGCGTCATAGCGTTAATTGCCTTTTGTGCCTGCTGCATTGCTTTCTCAAAGGCTGTTGATCCGCGTGGGGTGTTTGCCATTCGGAGCATTGCATTTCTGAATGGCTCGCTCTCATAGGCGCGAGTAAGAAGTCCGTAGCTTACCGCTGCGCCAGTTGTCGCAGGGTTCATTGCTGTCCCATATCCGATAATGAACGGGATGGTTTGCTGCCCTGTTGGTGTTGTTACTGCCGCTTTTGCAGCCTGCTGCGTGGATTGCAGGTAGTTTTTCAATCCTTTCAGATATGCAGCGTCCTGCCCCTTAAATGTGATGCCAGTCTGGTTTTGCAGGATGTTAAGCTGTCGAAGGAACTGGTCAGGGGATCCGCCAGATTTCTCCATCGCCTTTCCAATGATGCCATTGCGCATTTGCGCCCTGCCAACACGACCAACTGAGTTATACAGCGTCTTAATTTCCGATTTGTTCTTGCTGAATAGCATGTTGTTGACAACTTCCGGTGTCAGGTCGCCTTTCATGAGAACATTCTTCAGCCTGGTATTCTTTAGTTTCGCCGCTTCGTCAGCGTAGACGGCATTGGCCTGCTGATATTTACGGAGAGTATCATTGCCAAGATTCTGACCAATGGCACCATTGATATCGTCTGTCATCGCCTTGTAAACGCGCTGAATGGCAGCATCGGAACGGTTTGGTAACACTGGTCGTTCCCCCTTTACGTCCATTCTGAACTGGCTACGCAGATCGCTTAATTGCTTCAAATCCAGATTTACCGGACCATCAGGACCAGCATTGCGAATAAGCTCATCACGATAGGATTGAAGTTTTGAAATCGTCTCGTTATCAGCGACCTTACCAAGCTTCTGCAGGTTAGATATCTCAGTATCAATCTGCTGAATTGCTCGCACAGGCTGAATGTTTACTCCAGCCATAGCATTCTGAACCTGCTCCAGTCGATTACCGGCAGCACGACGAATTCCTGATGTTTTCGCTTTAAGGCTGTCAATAACAACCGCTGGATCATACTCACCGAATTTATCGGCAAATCTCTGTACCAACTGGCTTCTCGCTTCCTGTTGTGTTGCTCTCATTCCGCTTGTGCCAGCCAGGGGGATATTTTCTGCTGTAGTCTGCGCCATTTTTCCGACGCGGGAAGTGGGTTGTAACAGGTCTGTGGTGTGCAGAGGAACTCCTTCACGCTCTGCAAATCTGATAGCTTGCTGCGCTTCTGGCGCAATAGCACCGCGAACGCCACGATAAGCAGCACCTAATCCACGTCCAGCAGCGTTAATAGCGCCGCCTGCCAGAACGCCAACACCTAAATCGGTAGCGAGTGCTTCCGCATCATCTTTCATACTGTTTGCAGCAAGTGATCCAACTGCGTTTTCTGCGAGAAGGCGAGTTGCCCCCTGAGCAATTCGACCAGCAAGTGTTGGTGCCTGTACCGCCGCTCTCTCAATGCCAACAGGAGTGAGGTAAGGCAATGCTTCAGCAAATACCCTTCCCTCTGTCGTTTGTGGAGTCAGCGCACCTTGCTGAAGGCCAAAGTCCTGCTCTAATCCCTGCGTTGTTACTCGTGGTGCTGGTTGATATGTACCATCGCCAATACCGAGTTTACCGCCAGCCCAAGCCGCCGCGCTTGTTACAGCATCGGCAACTGATGCAGGTATGTTTGCCACGTTCACGCCAGCCTGCACCAGTCCGCGACCAGTCTCTTTTACTGCTTCGCCAAGATCAGACATAAATCCACTTTGCTGTGGTTGTTGCTGTGCTACTGGTTGCTGTGTCTCCACTTGCTGCACAGATGGCAATGGATAGGCAGCATAGAAAGCTTGCTTAGCCTGCTCTGCATTTTCTCCGGCTTGCGGGGCCACGACTTCATTGAAGTATTGCTCCTGAGCCTGCGCTTTTTGTTCTGGTGCTAACGCCTGATACTGTGGAGAGGCGATAACATCTTTCCATGCTTTAGCCATTAATCACCCCATAGTGAAGAAAAGTTACTGCTGGCTGCTGGCTGTGATACCTGTGCAGGTTGAGATTGCTGCCGCTGAGATTTACCAACATTAACGTTATATTGTTGGTTGTAATTGTTGGTGTATTCCTGAATCTCACGAATCGACTGCTGCATAGCCTCCGGGCTTGAATAGTCAACCTGCGGCATCCCCTGAAAATACATCTTCGCTTCTGCAACGGTGTTAATACCACTGGCACCCATGTCCCTTGCTGCCGCCACACCCTGATTCTGCATTCTGCCCTGAATACGTTGTGCTGAGTTATATAACTGGCGCTGCTCTTTTCCTGTTAATCGGCTGCGAACATCAGCACCAATTGCTGGATTACCTGCACCGCCTGTCATTCCTGTCATGAAATCGAGAGCAGAAGCGTCTGCATTTGCGATCGCGTCGATATCCTTCTTCATGGCATAGTTTTGTGCTGATGCAGACGATGTTGCAGGCGCTGCGATTGAACTGGCAGGAACGCGAACCATATTCCCCTCGTTGTCGATGCCTTCGTAGAACGCATTAGCCCCAGCGCCGTGAAGTTTCCCGCCTACCGTTACAGTTCTGCCATCTGATAACTGAACTGTACGCTCATCATTCCCAGCGGTTCCTCTTGTTGACGCTCGCTGCATTGCCAAATCCTGCCCGCGTCGCGCAGTAGAAGCAGATAAGTCCTGACCGCGCATCGTGATGTTCTGGCCTCGTGCTGTTAGCGCCTCGCCAGCCTGATTGCTGCGGATTGTCTCTGCAAGTTTTCCGCGATCAATCTCACGACCAGCCATCTTGTCCTGAACATTGAAGTAATCAATCGGACCAAGCGCAGCCATCCCAAGGTGATCAACAAACTCACCAAATCCTGAAGGATTCTGCTGATACATCTGAGCAACGTTGTTAGGGTCAACACCGACGCGAGTCAGTTCCTTGGCGTTGTTTTGCAGCCATGATTGCATTGCTTCTGGAGACGATGCCGCAAGACGAGCGCCAGCCGCTAAGGTGCCGATAGAATTGCGCTGGTCTTCATCAATGAATCCCATGCCTTTACGAACGGATTCAATCTGGTCTGGATATTGAGTAGCCAACTGACGCAAAGCACCGCGATCACCAGACGCATAAGCATTAGCGTATGCCTGCTGAAATTCTTTCTGCCGCTGAGCCTGCTTTTCCTGCTGAAACACCCCCGCAATACCTGAAAGGCCTTGCAAAGCAGTCAGCCCAACATTGTTAGCGCCTGAACGCTCAATATCATTGTTCTGCCTGATAAGCTGAAGCGTATTGCCGATGTCATTTACGCTCGGAGCGTTTGAGTTGACACCGCCGATACCAGCCAACAATCCGCCATTTGATCCTTGCCAAGTAGCCATGATTACCCCTTAAAACAACGAGCCAAGCAGGCCAAGTCCGCCGCCAATTGCCGCACCTAATCCAGTGCCAAGCCCGGGAACAATAGAGCCAAGAGCAGCGCCAGTCATAGCCCCTGAAGCTCCGCCGCTAATTGCTGTCTGAAGGCCTGATGGTTTATTGGCATTAGCAGCGGCAAGAGCTGCGCTTTGCTGCGCAATGCTGCTCATGTTGTTGGCGTATGTCTGCCCGGCGTTCGCCTGACCTTGCAGCGCACCAAGGCCAATGTTTGCCAGATTGTTGTAGTTGCTCATCTGGTTCGACAACCACGACTGACCGAGAGTCGGGGCAATCGTGGCCAGTTGATTGCTTGTGGCTGTCGAGCCAAGTCCTCCCGTCGCCTCCGCAGCAGCAAGACTCTGGTAACGCGCCTGACCTGCAAGGTCTTTATACTGCTGAGAGTTGTAATACTGATTAAGTGCCTGCCCCTGTCCTTCTAAACTGGAAAGATTCTGAAGCTGGTTAACATACTGCTCCGCAAGCGGCGTGAACCGAGCAAGGTTTTTCATGATCGTCTGCCACTGTTTATTTTGCAGGTCTGCGGCATACTTCTGAGCTTCTGCGGCATACTTTGCGCTTTTATCAGAACTGCCACCTTTCCCGCCTTTTTCAGGGCAATAAGGTTCCTCGCCGCGCAGTTTTCTGCCCAGCTTAAATGCATATAACATGGCTATCTCCCGTGATTCAGGAAGTCGATTAGTTCTTCGCGTGTGGCGCTGTAAAAAGTCACGTCATCCACGCCTTTAAAGTATTTCTTGATGGTTCCGACACGCTTAAGGCCAATCATTGCGCAGTACATCTGCCCGTGGCGGAATTTGCGCGCAGCGAACGATGTGACGCACTGAACGGTGGTGTTAGTCAGAATGTATCGCCAGAACGCCAGCCCGATTTCCTTGCTGAATCCACGAACCTCTGGCAGGTACATGGCGTGGCAATCGAATGTCAGCGGCTGAATCTCCTGATAGTAAACAATGCCGCCAAACTGACCGTGCACGTTCACCTCAAAGTAACGGCATTCAGGCTTGTAGTCGTATCCATCACCGTTGTTGCTTCCGGCAATAATGTCAGGGTGATTTCCGACTGCTTCGATCAGGTCGATGTTTCGCGTTGGTTTGAACTGAATCATCACTGCTCCGCGATTATCTTGATGGTTGTGGCAGTAAACGCCGCACCATTTGACTGGATGGTTAACGTACTGCCATTTGTGGCAAGAAATCCGTCTTTATCCACGCTGAAGAACGTAGCTAACAAGATGTTATCGGTTGTTGTCGCCGCATTACGACTGCTCACAAGTGTGTCAGGAACAGAGCCGGAAAAGGTTAGTTGCATTGATCTGTTGGCGGTTCCGCTGGGCCACGTCCCGACAATCGACAGCTTGAAGAACAGGGTTTTGTTCTCGTTGAACACAACCATCTTGTTGTTAACGGTGTCGAAGAATGGTGCTAACGTGCCGGATGACGGCGTGAGCGTTTTTAGTAGGCTAACAAGGCTGGTCGGCGCTGTCGGGATGGTTACAGATACTCCTGAGTAAACAACCTCTGATTTCTTGCGCGTGATGGCATACTCAAGCGCAGATATTCTTGTTGAGTGATCACCAACTGTGCTTTGTAGCGTCGAAATACTTCCCTCTGCCGCTGTGAGCCTGGTATCAAGTGCGTCGATATCGGTTGTATTCTGAGTTATGCGCGCATCATGGTTTGCTAAATCAGATTCATTGGCAGCAATTCGCGTCTCGTGATCAGCCAGCTCTGTTTCAGCAGCCGTAATCCTTGTTTCATGATCTGCAAGAGTGCTTTCCGCTGCTGCAATTCTATGTTCATGATTGGTGAGAGTTGCTTCAGCAGCTTCAATTCTGGATTCATGGTCTGCAAGGGTGACATCCTGCTCATCGTTCCTGACCTGTGCATCATAAGCGCCCTGTCCGGCCTCGTTGGCTTTGTTAGCCACGTTACCAACATCAGTGCCCTGTGCGATAACGTAAAGCAGATACGACTGCGAGAAGATATTGCGTGGAAGGACTGATGTGTCGAGCCGTGTAGCCTGAATGATTACCGGCACATTGAGATTCGAATCAGCCATTACTCAATCCTTATCTGGCAGCCTGACAGAGTGACAGGTGACTTCGTGATAACTCGCAATTTGAAGCCGACATTTTTCCTGATGCGCCCGACACGCTTCCACAAAACACGTTTGTCGTAAACGAACGGTTCATTCTGTTCAATCATCTGCTCACGTCCGTAATTTATGCCGTCAGTGGTTGCAGAGAGGAACAGGCGGTCGGCGTACTGCGCAACGCCAGTTGACGATTCAACCTCAAGATCGAACACTCTGGCGTTATCCGCTTTGAACAACGGAGTAAACAGCAGGTGTTCCTGTTGCTTGTCGTACTGGCTGCTGATATCGAACTGCAATTTCCCTGTCATCGATTCAAGCTTATCGCCGCACGTTATCTGATTGCCTTCGTAAATGAAGTCGATAGCGCGGTACACATCGTCATACAGGCCTGTTTTCAGTACACACCATTGCGGACCATTGGCGCTTGAAGATGCGTCGTACACGAGAACATGGCGCGGAAGGTGGATAATCAGCAACTCATGAGCATCAAATCTCAGCGATTCCATCACACCATCAGCCAGTTCATCAGCAGTGTAGGAGCGGAGGATTTTCTCAATGCTCGCGCTGGCGATTGGTGAAACCTGACCGGAGCCGATGATATACACAGACGGCGCACCAGTTGCCGGATTGCTGATGAACGCATAAGAATCAGCGAATGGCGTTTTGCAGTAAGTCCCGGCAATGCCTTTCTGCACCATCAGTGATGGCTGTGCGACATACAAAGCGGCACCAACGGTGGTTGCACCTGTCAGGGAGAAATATTCAATCGTCGATGAACCAAAGCAGACGATGAAGTCTCGCCATGTTCCTATGCCGATGATGCCATCAGGCTGAGACTCGGCACGATATTGTGCACTGTAACGGTCAGGATGCGATTCGTCTTCAAGGTCAGTGATGAACCATGAATCAGTGCCGTCTTTTGACCACGCATAACGCCCACGTAAGCGTGTAATGTCGCGGACTGAGCCTAACTCATACTGAGTGAATCCGCTATCTGTAGGCCAGTTTGAGACGGTTTTAACCGTGCCATCATAGCGGTATTCGACCAGTTGACCATTAACGCCTACCGCCTGTGATGTCCGACCATGCGCCATTGATACACGACCACTTCCGGCGACGTCACCGACTTCGCTTTCACCCTTATACAACTTGCCGCCACACACGCGATAAACAGCATTCTGCGCCATGTTGTACTCGACGCCTCGCGATACTCCGTTCACATCAGAACGTTTGGCAATGCCCGGGAATGAGCGAAGATATCCGCTGCTGTTCAGGATTTCTTTGGGTGTAGCCAGCATATTCACTGGCAGATAGTCGATATAGTCGGCATTTCGGAAGTCTTTGCCGACACCTTTCATGAGCGGAAGTTGCTGAATCGGCATTATTCGCTCCCGTTATCGCAAGGTTCCTTTCGGTGGAAGTAATTCCAACCGTTCCACTTCGCCAACTGGTTACCGCTACCAACAGGCATACGGTTTGGATAACCGGACTTACATTTAGCGGCTTTTGCTCTGTCCATTGCAGGCAGTTTGACGAGTCGCTCTTTCCCGTATCTGGCAGTGGTTATAAGTTTTGCTGACGCTTCCAGCGCATAATCCGGAGCAATGCGGCAGGCAAGGTTGAAAATGACGGCATTGATAGCGTTATTTGATAAACCGTGCTCATCTCCCGGATCTGGAGCGACATCTGCATCAGCGAAAATGTAGCCAACGTTGATACCTGGTGACACATCACCGCCAAGCCATTCAGCCATCATCATTTCAAGGTCGTTGACGCCGTCTTCCATAGACTGCGGTTCGACATCGGTTAACGTGGCATTTGATGCCACACCGAGCTTACGTAATGCCGCAAGAACTAAATCACCCTTCGTTGTCAGGTTCATCTGATGCCGCCTTAGGTTTTCGACCAGGCTTTTTACGCTGCTTTTCTTCTGGCTCTGGCTCTGGCTCTGGCTCTGGCTCTGGCTCTGCAACATCCTTCAGAAGGTCATCAGGATGTGCAAACCAGCCAGCATCCAGATATTCCTGAAGCTCTTCGGCTTTCACGATTTCAAAGTCGTATCCAACGCCTTTCCATTTCTTCATGTCGCCATGACGAAAGATCATGTGTGTCATGCTTGTCTCCAGATAAAAAAGGGAGCCGAAGCTCCCTCTGGTTATCACGCAGTCTGGTTAGGCAGACCAACACCAATTGCCTCTGGTCGTACAGCACATGCTGAATACCACACAGCAATACGGCACTTACCAGACAGAGTGTTGATATCACCCTGCGTTGCGAAGATGCCGTTAACACCAATGCCTGGAATGCTGAAGGAAGAAGTTTTCATACCAGCAAACAGTTCATGGGTTACCGGGATCGGCTGAGACAGCAGGCGGATTGAGTCATCAGCCCAGAACACGTTAGCGGTGGTTGTTGCCACGTTCAGAACGTTTACCGGAGTGGTATCAGCAAGAGAGGTGTTTACGTTAGCGTAAGCCTTCTCTTCTTTTGTCAGTGACGCGTCATCCAGTGCAATCGGTTTCGGCGTGATTTCGATGTGAGTACCATCGATCACACGGGTGATTGAGAAAGTCGCATCATCAGTTAGCACGTTCTTCGCCATCTGAGACAGGAATTTCACACCAGTGAAGCTGATTTTGTCGCCGCGCTTAAATCCGGTAGTGGAGGATACGGTCACCGTTGCAACACGGTTGTCGACGTTCTCTTTGTTACCATCGGTATCAAGGGTGTATGCCTGCGGCTTAAACTTCTGCGCACCAGAAACAGTTACACCAGTAGCGGTTGACTTGGTAACTGCCGGAAGTTTCGGTGAGCGAAGAATTTCATCAAAGCCAGCAATCTGACGCTGAATAGTACCGTTGCGATACGCGTCTTCAGGAACGCGCCCAAAGATGTCACCATCTACCAGGTTGCGGCCTGCTTTGCGGTAATCGTCAGGGTTCAGGAAGTAACTGATGCCCATATCGCGGTTTAGCTCACGGGAGAACATCAGGCGCTCTGCATCAGACACAAAATCCCAGCCAGACAGGCCAGTAGATGGACCAATTGCGCGGGTATCGTGAACAACAAGTGAGCCCATTTCGGTTGCCTGTTTGGCAATTGCTGACTCAATGTTATTCGCCAGTTTTTTGGCGGATGCCTGGATGCGGCGACGGTAAGAACGCTCATCACGCAGGTCATCTGCACGAAGCTCGAAGAAATCGTTATCCGGATCGCCCATGTTGCATTTCACGGAGAGTTCCAGAATCCCGGTTGCGTTGCCAGTTAAATCCCAGCCAGTCTGGGTTGGCGCTTCCTGCTCAACAGGCATCCACACGGTGTTGCTTGAACGCTGCATGGATTCTGCCGGAGGGGTGTATTTTGTCACTTTTGACGCCATTGGCGTCAGGTTCTGGACGGTTTCGATGATTTCATCCAGAGCATACGTGACCAGTTGACCTTCATTTAATGCCATTATCGAATTCCTTTATTCAGTTGCGCCTTGAGCTTGCGGTACGTCTCTACATCCCCTTTGTTTGCTGCCGCCTCCATCTGCTTTTCAATCGCAGAGATATTTGCAGCAACAGCATGCCCCTGAATGGGTTCATCAGGTAACGGGGCTTCTGAAACAGGCTTGGCTCGAGGCTTGAGAGTTAAACGTTCTGACAGTCGAGTGAGTTCAATCAGCGCGGATTGCCCGTCCATCGCCAGCAACTGGCGTGTTTTCTCAGGATTAGCACCAAGGTGATACATGAGAGCAGCGGATTTCTCCGGGAAGAGGCGCATGATGTCGGCACCGACTGCTGGCGGCACCAGTTGCATGAATGCATCCTCTTTCTCCTGATAGTCAGGGATATTGAGCTTTTCCGCTGCGTCGTAGTGCTTACGGGCTGCCTCGACGTATTGCGCTGATTGCTGGGTGAACTCCTGAGTTTTGCGACCCTGCTCGGCGACAGCCTGGCTTCGTGCGTCCATAGCCTTGATCTGCCATTCACTGTTTGCCTGCTGGAAGGCAGCCAGTGCGCGGCTCTGGTCATAGTCGTACTTAGCCAGTGCATCTTCGGAAAGATAATCGTTAGGGTCTGGTTGTTTTGGTAACTCAGGGTTCACCCGCAGGTGCTCCGGCAACTCTCCACGCTTAACCGCTTCCATCTGCTGCTCAAGCTCACGCTGGCGTTTGCGTTCGATGCGGCGACGGGCAAATTCAGCATTAGTTGCCGGGTCTTGTTTTGGTTTCTCATCGTCTTTCAGGACAATCTCGAAGCCTTCTTCCTGACCTGCGTTGTCGTTGGCATTATCGACAACTAAGCCATCAGCAGATGCCGCTGCATGATTGCCGGGCAGGGTTAATTCTTCAGAAGCCTGAATGTCGGTGGTTTGGTCCATGGTTAACTCTCTCTTATTGAGGTGTCTCGGCTACTCCGCCGGAGGGGATTTGAACTTGACGCATAAGATTCGCGAAATCCATGCGTTGTGAATGAGTCTGGTCTGCATCTTTAAGAAGCAGCTCAGCGTTAGCACGAGCATCTTTGCTGCGCTGTTGCTGGAATTGACCTACGAGCTTGAGGTACTCACGCAGTTCTGCCTGCTTGTCGAGGTCCATATTGTTGAAGATTTCTGCAATCTTCGCGGCGTTGAGTTGGTTTTGGGCTTCAACCTTGGCGGCTTCAACCTGAATCTGCGCCTGTTGGTTCTCTGCCTTGAGCAATTCAGCCTGACCTTGCAGAAGGATACCATGCGCCTGAATTTGCTCTGCTGATGGCTGCTGCGGCTGTTGTTGTGCCTGCTGCACCATCTCCATCTCTTCAGGTGTTTCTGGTTTCTTCAGCCCCATCATCACCAGTTGCTTGTTCGCGTACTCTCGCATCATCTCGACGCCTTTACCGTCAAGCAGCGTAAAGTATTGCAGCATCAGCATCTGGAACTCTGGAGTACCTTGCGGAACCTTGGTGAGCAACTCCTGAATCTCTGCGCGGTTCTGTTCCTTCATACTCTGGAAGGATGGTCCAACGTCTGTATAGCACTCATAGCGACCGCGAATGTCGTTGAGTGTGACCACATTGCCGGACTGGTAATCTACAACTTGCGCGTAGAGTTGAACGTCTTTCTCGCTTCCGTCTTCAAGAGTCAGCGTTACATGGCGAGGAACGTCATAAATATCGTTGACCATTGAGGCATAAATCTCGCCATCACGTCGCATTGCGGTAGCCAGGTTATCCTGAAACACGTATGTCTCAAGGTCTGCCCGCATGTTCAGTTGATTGACGGTATCGAAAGCGACCTGACCATTTGCCGCCTGCGCATCCACGCCAAGACTAGCCACCTCTTTCACTGCGTTGGTGGCTGCCTCAAGCATGTAAGCGTTGGCTTGCGGCACTTCAGGGTTTTCCATGTAGGAGATTGGACCAATCGGCAGGTCGTTACCGTTTTCATCGGTCTTGTTCTGCAGATAGTACGGATAGTCATCATTTCCTCCGTACATGTATTCGTAGCCTTCGATTTGCTCAGGGAAGAAGGTCGGTTTCTTCTTCGGTGAACGACCAACGATATCGGCGTTGAATGACATGATCATGTTACGAAGGCGTTGACCGTCTTTCGTCAGTCTTACCACTCCTTCGTAGCACTCCTTGTCACCAGCGAATGACCATTCACCATACACTGGAACGATTGGAATATGCTCTCCTGCTATCTTCTCGCGGTCTTTCAGTATCTGCGTGCAGGTGATGATCGACTTATACACACGACGACGCTTGACCTTACGCTCTGCTACCTTAATGAATCCACGATTAGCCAGGTCGTCGATGACGTCTTTGATATCCTGCTGGTAATAGCTGACCGGCTCACCTGTCAGCGGGTCGCGGTAGATGAAGACTTTCTCCTTCTTCTCTTCTACCTCGTAATACTCAGCGACGTAGACGACATCATTCGATACCCACGGGAATAGCCATGTATCGTTAGGATTCTGGAAAGATGGCAGGGTGTCAGGATCAATACCGTAATCCTCTGCGAACTCTTTCCAGCCATTGCGTGACAAAGCGTTAATCACCGTGCAGTGCTTAGCGTCGCTCTTATCCATCTGCTTGCTGTTGGCGTCCCATATGACGTGTGAGCAGGCTTCATGGATTGGCAGGCGTCGGATTACCTGATTGTTGCTTGTTGGGTCGTTGTCTTCGTACTGGGTGACCAGACGCCATGCACCAACGCCGGACTCTATCTGCTCACGAACGCCAACGTTAACGGCAATCTTTGCCGTGTTATGGCGCATATCAGTACGATACATCCCCATCAACACATCGGCTGCATCAGGATTAGCACCGTCTTTGGGTCGGAAGAGAACGTCGATAGGGTTCCGGCGCATCTCTGCGACCAGTTTCCTGACCACCGGGCGAACAACATCGAATTGTCCGCGATATTGCAGAGTCGTGTAGTTTGATAGCCAGTCATCCCATTGCGACACTCGGCTAAAATACAGGTCATTTGTCGCCTCGGTTCTGGCTTCATCGCTCGCCATCCAGTCTGCGTCAAACTTACACAGAATGGAATTGAGTCTGTTTTCGTCGGCCATTTAAGTTCTCCGTGCGATGGGCCTGATTGGGGCTGGTATCTTTTTCTCTTTTGGTTTTTTGATGTCGCGCATCATTTTGGCGAAGCGGCGCATCATGTATGCATAGCGAACGGCTGAGAGAACATCGTCGTTAAGCTTGACGATCTTCCCGTTTTCATCACGGTGATAGAGGCGGAACTCCTCAAAGAATGGCTCACAGGTGTTGAATACTTTGAAGCGACCATCGAGCATCATGTCGCGCAATTCAGTGATGCCAGGCTCCACAGCATTACCGCCATCAGGCCATGTCGCATGCTCCTGCAACATCATAAAACCAGCGTCGGCATACTGCCCTTTGAGCTGCTCACCGCCGCCCTTCTCGTGCTGGTTTCCGTCATGAGGCCATGCGGTTGGCACTTTATGCGCCCATGATTTAACGGCTCCCCACGCCTGAACGGCTGTTTTTTCTTTCGCCTTCCACACGCGTGAAACGTAGATTGTGTCTGCGTCCTTATCCCACCAAAGCTGAACCTGCGCCTGTGGGTGATCCCATCCAAAATCCATCCCGCCAATTACGTAGAAGTGATCAGGACACTCGAACGGCTGACACTTAATCGTCTCTTCCGGTATCTGGAAGATTCGACCGCTACCCATCGTAGGAATACCGCGAGCACGCGCCTCTCTCTCATGCTCAGGATAAGATGCGATGATTTGCTCTTTCTGTTCGTCTGTGTAGTGCTCAGCGTCGTAGATGGTCATGTTGACCACTTTCTGCGACTTGCTTGGATTCTTCAGGAATTTGGTAACAACGTCAGACATCCCCATCAGCGGGGTAAACGTCAGAATTGAGAATTGCCCGTATTTGTTGGTACGGGTAAGACCTTCGCCATAAATGCTGTATGGTGGCTCTTCGTCAAACCACACGCCGTGGATTGTGTCACCCTGCCAGCGAGCGCGGCCTTGCGAGTATGGTTTGAAGTAGCAGATTGAAATGCCATCTTCAACGCCATCAGCCGTGTGATGCTTAACCAGAAGATGATCAACAAGGTTCGGAAAGAAAGGAGACTTCTTCCAGCTAATGATGTCTTCTTTCGGTATGGAACCGTAGCCTGGCTCGTCATTCTCTTCGATACGACCGCACAGGATGCGTTGAGTCGTTTTGGTTACCGTCTCGTTTGTCTCGCCACCAATCCAGAAGACAACAGGCTCATAGAAACGCTTACCTTTCCACTCACCGCCATATTTACCATCAGCAGGATAGCCTTTTGTGCCCGGATAACGCCCTGTAAGGTGAAACGCGACTTCGGCAGCACCGGTAAATGACTTACCAAGCTGGTTACCAGCCATAAAACAGCGCTCTGGATAGTCATGCCCGGCGTCGATGAACTCACGCTGTTTGCTGTATGGCGTAAATTCATATAGCAGGTGTGTGTTCCGGTAGTTCTCTTCTTCTTCGAGTAGCTCGAGCAACTCGATTTGCTCTTCGTCGCTCAGGTTATCAAGAATCGCGTCCAGTTCCACGGTTGAATAGCTCCTTGATACGAGAGCGCCGCTTATCGCGATCTCCCTTATCAGGTGTCACGTCTTCAACTTGCGACTGCTCTTTGAGGCCCAAATCACGGGCGATGATGTTAGCGTTGAGAAGGTCAGCGGCTGCGCCAGAGAATTTCTGGTCGTAGATGACCTGCTCTGCTCGCGTAACGACTTCAGATAAATCTTCTCGCAGGCGATATGTGCGCCATGTTTCAAGCGTCACATCAATGAACAGAGTGAGGCCTGTAATAGTCATCGCTCGCATCTTGGCGATAGGCTCTTGTATCACTTCACCCTGATACGAGAACGCCTTCATCTCCCATAGCGGGTTAGCTTCTACCCACTCGAAGTATTCACAACAAGCAGCCCACAGCGCCTCAGGCGATTCGAATTTAGGATTTCGCCCATGACTACTGCGGGCCTCCCAAAATCGGTTGCCCTTTGGTGCTGCCATATTCATCTCACTTAGCTGTTATTTCAGGCTGAGGACTCTTTCGCGCCTTCAATCAATGACTGCTTCAGCAATTCAAGTGTGCCAATCGCCTCGCATAAACTGATTTCACCATCGTAATCATGGATGACGCTTTCCAGCCTCTCGTATAGCTCTTGAGTAATTGGGAATTTCTTCTCCTTACCCAAATTGATTACGCGGCTCACATCATGCTCCGGTAGTGAACAGGTCTAACGCTTCCTTCGATTTACGCACCGCTTCAAATGTGCGGATCGTGATATCCGAATTAGCGCCGCCTGACTGGAAGTGAATTTTGAATAGCTCAAGCTTCAGTTCGTCAGTGCCAATGAACTGAAATGCTTCTTCTGCGGCTGCGTTCTGGTTCATGACCAGTTTGTAAATCTCTAACTGGAATTTCTGTTCTTCAGTCATGGGAATAATCTCTGCCATTGTTGGCTCCGTTTATCCGTTAAAAGGGATATCAGTTAAGTTATCCCGTGTAGGGTATAAGCCATTATCAAAGCCACTCAGTAAGGAATGGCTTTTGTGATGGCAATAAAAAAGGCCGCCTGAGCGACCTTTTATTTTTCATCCGTTTTAATCATCTGGGTAATTAAGCGGCATCCAGTGTGTAACCTTGCTTGCTCCTGAATCGATGAATGCCTTGGTTCTCTGCCAGTAAGAGCCCATACATGATAGTTTGAACACGTCACCAGTATCAGTAAGAGCTATAACCTCTTTAGACCACATCCCTTCTTTGCTTTCTGGTAGCCGGTGTTCAACATTGACCCATTGGTTTCCGTTATCATCCATCACAACCTCGTCTAGTTGTTCGCCATAGATTCAGTGGCAGGCGGTGACGAGTCCGCTTTTCGGGAGCTACCCTAGCCACTGTTTTATTCTATCCGATGTCTTTCCATCAGTCCGCCACCACAAAGAATCTTTTTTGCCATAAGGCTGGAGGTTCATCTTTCAGTGGCTGCCAGTGTTATTTTCCCACTTACTGGCTTGGGTTGTTTCGTGGTGCTGCCGTAACTGGTTGCCCAGAATAAATTCCGGTTTCATTATCAAGCCCACCCGTAGATGGGCTTTGGAATGGTCACTTTGGCAGTCCGGGGATCGATATTTGCGCCTGCTGCTCAAGCCTTTCGATTCTTGCTATGAGTTGCGGTTTTTTGATCCTGCCCCAGCGGTTCAGCAAGCGTCCTGACATACTGGCAACATCCTTTTCCTTCATGAACTCCAGCATTAACTCGTTGTGCTCTCTTTGGTATGAGTGAGCCATCTCCATCAGCCTGTCACGCATCCAATTAAATGCTTTGATAAACGCCTCTTTGATGGCGGCAGCTTTTTTGCCGGTAAACGACATGATGATGTACATCTCGCCGTCTTTGGAAATTTCATATTCAACATACTGATTACCCTTGTGTTCATAGGTAACCCGCGAAAAGTTGCTGGTTAGAAATTCATCCGAACAGTCTAGCTTTTCGATTTTCTGAATGATGTGGTGATGCTGCTTGTCGAAGTAAGCTGCTACCTTGCGGGAGGTTGTGATCACGCGATCACCAGAAACAACCACCATGTCCCGGAAATCGAGATTAGCCAATTGATGATTCATAGCGTCTTTACCTTTTAGAAAGTGAGCCTGTCTCACAGAAAAGCCGCCCGAGAGAGGTCGCCACCTATAACGGCATTTCTCAGGCTCGCTTACTGAAAGGCTCTCGTTAATATGCGCGTGAGATGCGCTGTGAAATTCAGATATAAAAAAGCCCCGCGAATGCGAGGCTAAATCCTGGTGTTTGTAATGACTGGCTCTTATCTCAACGCAGCCCCTTACCGCGCGCCAGATGCTCAATATCAAGCATCAGCAATGAGATGTTTAATCTGGATTCACTCCAGAAGTGATCATCACCCTGTCTACAGAGCCAGATGTGAAGGATGATGAGTAAAATTATCGCTATCATCGAAGGCATTGCGTCCTGATGTATTCCTGCAGGTAGTTAACCTGCGCGGTTATCCTGTCGATTCCACTTCGGAGACGGTAATAATTGAGTTCAGCATCTGCTGTAAGTCTTGGGCTTTCTCCATCGCCCATGCTGCTGGCTCCGGTCGTTGACTTTGCACAGGTGGCGGCGACTTGCAGGCGCTTACGACCAGCAGAAACATCAGCACGGAGACTTTCGATAGTCGCATTAGCATCAGCAAGCTCCTTTGTGTATCTGGCGTCGAGTTCTGCTACATCACGTTGACGCTTCTGCATGTCAGCGATTGTGGATGTGGCTTTATCGCGCTGCTCTTTGTAGGCGATGGCGTTATCACGGTAATGATTAACAGCCCATAACAGGCAGACGATGATGCAGATAACCAGAGCGGAGATAATCGCGGTGACTCTGCTCATGCCTCAATCTCTCTGACCGTTCCGCCTGCTTCTTTGAATTTTGAAATCAGACTGTCAGCCTTATGCTCGAACTGACCATAACCAGCGCCCGGCAATGAAGCCCAGATATTACTGCAACGGTCGATTGCCTGACGGATATCACCGCGATCAATCATCGGTAAAGCGCCACGCTCTTTAATCTGTTGCAGTGCCACAGCGTCCTGGCTTTTCGGAGAGAAGTCTTTCAGTCCGAGCTGCTTGCGATAGGCATCCCACCAACGGGAAAGAAGCTGGTAACGTCCGGCGGCTGTTGATTTGAGTTTTGGGTTTAGCGTGACAAGTTTGCGAGGGTGATCGGAGTAATCAGTGAATAGCTCTCCGCCTACAATGACGTCATAACCATGATTTCTGGTTTTCTGACGTCCGTTATCAGTTCCCTCTGACCACGCCAGCATATCGAGGAACGCCTTACGTTGATTATTGATTTCCACCATCTTCTACTCCGGCTTTTTTAGCAGCGAAGCGTTTGATAAGCGAACCAATCGAGTCAGTACCGATGTAGCCGATGAACACGCTCGTTATATAAGCGAGATTGCTACTTAGTCCGGCGAAGTCGAGAAGGTCACGAATGAACCAGGCGATAATGGCGCACATCGTTGCGTCGATTACTGTTTTTGTAAACGCACCGCCATTATATCTGCCGCGAAGGTACGCCATTGCAAACGCAAGGATTGCCCCGATGCCTTGTTCCTTTGCCGCGAGAATGGCGGCTAACAGGTCATGTTTTTCTGGCATCTTCATGTCTTACCCCCAATAAGGGGATTTGCTCTATTTAATTAGGAATAAGGTCGATTACTGATAGAACAAATCCAGGCTACTGTGTTTAGTAATCAGATTTGTTCGTGACCGATATGCACGGGCAAAACGGCAGGAGGTTGTTAGCGCAACCTCATGCCGCCCGCTTTCACGAAGATCATGTGTAGAAGGCCGCAGCATAACTATCACTGATGAATTCAGGACATCCAGTGGCTACGGCTCAGTTTGGATTGTGGCGACCGGTGCTGATCTCCGGTTTGCTGCAACTGCCTACAGCTGGCTACGTGGCCATACCGAATCCAGCGAAAGATTCTTGCCCTTACACATCAGCCTGTGCATTCACCACAACGATAAGAGCACTGCGCGGCACCTTTCACCAATTCCGCGAGGTCTGCGGGTTCAATGCTCTTACCTGTTGTGCAAACAAAAAAAGCCACCGTTGCAACTTAAGAGTCACTAACGGCAGCTTATGCGAATAGTGTTGCTCATTTGCTCAATGATGTCAACACGTTCTATGCTACATGTTTAATTTTCTCTACACGTTTCCGGTTTTTAAACGCACCATCCAGAACAGGGTAAATCATAAACAACGAGGAATTGAGGATTTCGTCAACTTCCCGGCGACAGGTTGCGAGCGATGGTTTTTGAATGCGCCCGCCGCCCCGGCATAACATCTTGCGAGGTCTTGCGACGCGATGATAGTAAGATGCAATGGCGTGCTTGGAAGAGCCGTGGGCGTAGTAACTGAGGAGGATGCCAAAGGCTTTCTTGTCAATGTACATGACGGAATCGACGACCTGAGAAATCAACATTCCATCATCATCATTACACATTGGCCTTGTCATAACTCTTCCCGGCTCTACGCTCTCCATGAACTTCGCTATTACGCTGCTCATGCGCTTTTCCAGACGACCTGAATAAACCCATGCGCCCCACAGTTCAAGCCATCCATTCAGCCAATCGTGCTGCTCTTTGGTGAGGTTTAGTTCTCTTATGCTCATCGTCTTCCCCTCTTGCCCTGTTTGACCATCAGGACGCCGTTAACTATTACGTGACGCTCGCCTTTGCTGTCTCGGTTGTACTTGAGCACTGTTCCTCTTGCACAGGAAAGCATCCTCGCCACTTCGGTCTGATTTCCTCGTGTCTGGATAAGAAGCTCTGGTATCGTTTGAATTGTGGAGTTCATACGTTCTCCAGTTCGGTGATTTTTATTCCAAGCCGTCCGCCTGGTACTTTCACACCACGAATTACGCGAATGTCATCGAATTGCTCGTCGTCTTCCGCAAATCCGGCGTGGATAAGGGAGTCGAGTAAACCCTTCAGGATGTTATCGAGGTCGCGGCGGCGGGAGTCTGGAACGTCTGCGATGACTTTGATGCGGAGTCGTGATTTGGTGAAAATGTCTAACTTAAGTTGGCGGATGATTTGCTGAACGTCTTTTCGGTATTTCTGGCCTTTATCGCTGATGTAGTATTGGCTTCCCCGTCTTCGCCAGTAGGTGTTCACCGACGGCGGGTAAGGAAGCACAAACTGATATTCGTTCATGGCTTAATCTTCCCCTCCTTCAGCAGCATCGCCTGCGTCCTGATCACGCCTTCGAGGTGGTAAAGTCTGGCGTCTTTGTTGTCGAGATTATGGGTGCGTCGGTCGATTTCATCATGACACGCGCTACAAGCCCATGCACCGATCAGGTCGTCAGGCTTCATTCCAGTTCCGCAAATTCCAGCCATCCGGTAATGTGCCAGAACTGTAGTTTCAGGATTGCCATTGCATACGCCGTAAATACGTACCTGGCATTCTCTGCCGCGCGCTTCTTTGCGTAGGTTAGCCATTAAGCAGCCTCCCCTGTTACTTTCAGCATTCCGTTATCGAGCAGCTTTCTGGTCAGCCACTGTTGACCACGCCCGGTGATTTTTGTGGTGAACGATATCTGTATTCCGTGATTTGTGTTGACCGCTGTTTCTTTCACTGTGAAATAGCCGCGATCCATATATTCCTGCATTGGCACATTGCGCCGGGAACCTGAAGCAATAAGGATTTTGTGATCGCGCATCCATGCAAACAGTTTGTTTGGGCCAATACCGACAACCTTTGCAAAGTTTCCAATCAAAATTCCGCTGGCCTCGCCAACGCGATCGGCAAACTCAACTTTAGGTGCGGCAATTGCGAGCTGGTTTTCCAGTTGCATTTTCTGCTCAGCAAGATCAGCAGCAAGGCGCAACGCTTCTGGTAGCGTTTTGGGGATATTAACCGCAGTTTCTTCAAGCTCTCGCCAACGGTCAACAAGACGAGCGGTGAATTCCGGCGACAACTGGGCAACAACGACAATACTGTCTCGCTTACCTTGTTCGCCTTCGAAGACGTAATGCTCGTACTGAACATTGAACCCTAAGTTATTGATTCTTTCGGAAACCTCAATCTGAGGAAGCCGGATAACACCATTTTTAGCCAGCGTTTCGATGGTACGTTTCACATTGTCATGACGCTTACTCACCAACTCAGCGATTTCAATGCTTGTCATTTTGATGGCATTGCCATTTATTAACTCATTCATCGTCTTCTTCCTCGTACATTGAGCTATTCGGATCGCTCATCAGTTCTGCGCAGCAATCGGAGCACACGTGAACTTCCAGCACATGCAGCTTCTGACCGCAGTTAGCGCACGTTAAAGCCCGCTCGACGCTTTCTTTCTGGTATTGAATGGATTGGGATGGGCTAAGCATTATTGGATTCTCTGCATCATGAGAAAGACAATCATGGCGGCGCGGAGGGGATTTTCATGTATAGCTCGCTTAGATTTACAGTAGGCCACACCGCGTGCACCCCACTCGTCTTCATCGAGATTGATAATGCTAATCCTGTATTTTTCAATAATCGGCCATGCGTCTGCTGGGTTTACGCATGGGTTAAATGATCCGCGCTCAACTTCTACTTCAACTGCGTCTCCGTTTACAATGTCTCCCTCAAATGAGATAAACACCATATCGCCATTCTCACCTTCTTTGTAATCCGGTGATCCGTTATGAATGGCTTCGAATACCGCCACGTTAATTTCAAAATCACTTAACTGTGAATAATCCATTGTCATTTCCTCGCACGATGTCTTAGCCACCGGATATCCCACAGGTGAGCCGTGTAATTGAAGGTTTTTACGTCAGATTCTTTTGGGATTGGCTTGCGTTTATTTCTGGAGCGTTTCGTTGGAAGGTATTTGCAGTTTTCGCAGATGATGTCGGTGATACTTCGTCGCTGTCGCCTCATTCGTACCTCCTGTCGGTAAATCTGACACCCTGACCAATAGCCCATGCTGTCGTGTACTCAATCAGACTTGCCATACGCTTCACGCTCATCTGCGCGCTGCTTTCGCGAATGTTGACGTATTCGCCTTCAAGGCCGGGCAAAACATCAGCTTCCTGTTTTGTTGCCACTGCATGACCGCTGATCAACAAAACCTTCCATTGTTCCGGTTTTAACCATTTGCCGCACCATTGAACCTGACGTGCGATATCCGCCAGCATCGCGTGAAATTTTGCGTTCTGATCAAGGTTGCGCTTGTAGTCAATAATGCGGATGGTGACTGGCTTGTCTTTATCGAGTGGTGTTGCGAGGATGGCGTTGATTGCGGCTTGCTGTTGTTGCTTAGTTCGGAGGAATATTGTTTGCTTCACTGAACACTCCTTTATTTTTTATGCCTGTAACCCCATTCTTCCAGCAACCTTGCGGCGTACCACCCAAGAAACAAAGGAAAGAACATTACAATGAGATATTCCCCGCCACGGTCAATGTTCGAAATTGACCAGATCACGATGTAACCAGTGCAGGACAGGAATATTACAAACCCCAAAAAGCTACTTCGTCGACTCATGCTCACTCCTTCACTTTGATTCCAGCGGCGCGGATAGCATCTACATCGCTTTCGTATTGCGATTCTGCACCTGAGTCATAGCCAATGTGATAATCACCGGGAAGTGGGCCTTTCTTTGGCTTTTGCAGCTCAATCTCGATAACTGCTCGCGATGCCTGCCATAAAGTCCACCACTCATTTAAGGAGTGACGAATATCCATGCTTGAAAATGCGAAGTACCTATCACCATTTCTTGCCTCGGTTATCATCTCGAATGGTAATCTCAATTTTTTGGCAACGTATTCCTCAAACTGCTTTCTTGATTCGTCCATATCAATCCCCGTTATGACAGGTTAATTTTCACCCAACCCTTCCCACGCACATTTGCAACAAGCCCTTTCTTTCTCAGGTATTGCATACGGCGATCGATGGTTTCGATATACATTCCATTGCTCCGCCATTTAAGCCAGATATCAAAAATAGGTGTTGGTCTTTCACTCAGCATTGAAAGAATGTTTTGATCTAATTTTTCGTACTTGCTCACAAATACCCTCTCTCACTTAATCGCGCCCACGCTTCGTTAAACTCTTCTCGGGTTGCGCCGGATTTTCTTTCTTCAAACATCATGCATTCGCTGATGTCTCCCCATGACTTTGGTCGCTTTTCAGCGAACAGATCATCCCATTCGAATACCCAGCGGCCTGATTTTCGGTAGTGGTAAATGGTCAGCCATGTTGTGCTGTTCGCTGGATACCCATAGAGAACTTCGACTTTTTGATCGCGGTCTTTATGCTTTTTCAGCAGGATAAATCCAGCAACCAGCGAAGCTCCGGCAAGAATGATGATTGGAATTTGCCAGTCAGCCACACTTCCCTCTCCCCCAAATAAAAAGGCCTGCGATTACCAGCAGGCCTGTTATTAGCTCAGTGATGTAGATGGTCATCAGAATCCTCCTTTCTTCTTGGATTGCGGTTCCTCGCGTTCACGGCGGCGCATTTCAGCAGACTGTTGGTCTGTGTCATAAATAGCGCCATTTGCCTGAATGCAATACACCGTGCCGGTATTGCCATGACGATTGAGACGAAGAATTAGTTCGGTTTCACCAGGTGGAACACTGTCATCAAAAGCACCTTCACGATGGATCCCCACCCAATAATCGCAATCCTGTTCAATCTGCCCTGTATCTCGTGAGTCACTTGGTAATGGGCGTTTATTGGTTCGGCTTTCCAGTGCGCGGTTAAGCTGTGTCAGAAGCACAACAACGCAATCAAGCTCTTTGGCAAGGTTCTTCAGTCCTTTGGTGATCATGCCGTAAGCAAGGTCGTTGCGATCGGCCTTCTCAGCGGTCATTAGTGTCAGGTAATCGACCAGAATCATGCCAACACATCCTTTTTCTCGCTTGATTCGACGGCTTTCGCTGACGATTTGAGCCAGAGATAATCCCGGCGTGTCGTCGATGTAAAGCATGTCGATTTCACTCAAGCGATTGGCTGTTTCGATCGCCCTGTTGAAGTCACCATCGTAATCACCCTGATAGCCGTCATCAGAGTCATTTGTCGCCGGAAGGTAAAAAATATTCGGGTTAACACCTGACTTCTGCCCTACCAGTTTTTCCAGTATCTGATCACCTGGCATTTCAAGGCTGAACATCAGAGCGGGCTTTTTCTCATGCACTGCGCAATTGATTGCCATCTGGCTGTATAGCGTCGTTTTCCCCATCTTAGGGCGAGCGCCAATGACAAACAGAGAGCCTTTCACCAGACCTTTCGGTGACAGCATCCTGTCCAGCGATGGGATCCCTGTGCTCATTCCTCGTTGTTCGCCTGACGGGTCAAATCGCTTCTCAAGGTCGCTAACCCAGTCTTCCATGACCTCACCAAATGAACGAAGGCCGCGACGCGATCCGGTTTTTGCATGGTCTGTCAGTTGCGTGAAAATCGACTGAATAGCTTCGTACTTCTGTGTTGCAGTCATTCCGTTGCGGGAATAGAGCAATTCCGTCGCTTCAGTCATGCGGTTGATGGCGTAGCGTTCCATTGCGGTTTCACGAACCTGCATTGCATAGGCAACGATGTTTGCGGCGCTTGGCGTGTTCTTTGCGATCTCAGCGATATAAGCAAAACCGCCAACAGACGCCGTTAACGATTTACGCTCCAGTTCATCGAAAAGCGTCAGGCCATCTACTGGCTTTTGCTCCCGGTGCATTCTGGTTATTTCTTCGAAAAGGATTTTGTGTGGTCGGCTGTAAAATGAATCAGGCTTCAGCATCGACAGAACTTTCTGGACGCGCTCACTGCTGTCATCATCCAGAAGCAATCCACCAATCACCGCCTGCTCTGCCTCGATGCTATGGGGCGGCGCATAAAAATTATCGGTCATCGTGTTCACCCTCACGAACTTTCAGGTAGGTATTATCGTTAAGCAGGAAATCAAATCCCTTTTTGTGCCAGACAGTTCCGCGTTGATGGTTTGGACGCTCTTCGAACATCCATCGGCAATTTTCGCCTACGTAGCTCAAATAATTTCTCCAGTCCTGCATCGTGAAACCATGCCCTTCAAGCTGTCGGGTTATCACTCCGGCTTTGCGCCAGAACGTTCGGATCTGGTTTTTACGCTTGTCATTCAGTGCGCGGATTCTTGGCGCTTCAGGAAGGATTTCGTGGTAAGCATCGACAACATCCTGACAGCTGACGGAAGGTTTTTTCTTGTCAGACTTTTTGTCTGCTGTGGCACTCTCTAATACGTCAGTATTAGAGATATTATTTATATTATTGTTTATGGACAACCGTTGGACAACCGTTGGACAATCTCCGCTGAGAGCCGCGCCATTACTGGTGTTTGCGTTGGACAACTGTTGGACAACCGTTGGACAATTTTTTGCCTGAAAATCGTCATATTTAACGATTGTAAACAGGCTAAATTTCTTCCCCATCGAGCAAATATTAAGCATCCCTTTCGACTCAAAAGTCCGTAATAAGCTCCGAACTTTGTTGTCTGGAATGAATGTTTCTCTGACCAGCGACGGGCGTCCAGTTATCATCTGACCGCGATCAACAGTTATCGGACCGATATCCGTATTGACGACAGTAGATTCGTGATTAGCCTTGAGGATTAAGTGAAGCCAAAGATGTACTGCCTGAGAGTCCTTATAGAGTCTGCTGTCCATAAACTGGCGGTGTATAGAGACATACCCCATACTGGATGCCTCCTGATGTTGTACAGGGTTATGCCTGTAATCAGCTAACTTAACGACGCCCATGTTTCACTCCTGCTTTGGCTAGTCTGTAAACACCAACAAGGCGCTCTGCGAACGCCCTGTTATTTGCTGCGGCTACCACTAATCCCTCAGGTGAATCAGGGTGTCGAATCTCTTCTTTTTCCTGGTATTTCTTACGACGTTTTGTCATAATTACTCCTGTGGATTGATCCAGTCTTTCTACATCAGGCCTCGAAGAATTCGCCGTTCTTCGGGGCTTTTTCTTTTGTCAGCATTCTGGCTACTTTCTTAGCCAGTTCCGCCAACTCCTCGTCTTCAACACCCCATTCAAGAACAGCAAGAAGCATTCCCATTTTGGGGATGAAGCTGTCTTTCCATCGCGAAATTTGCGATTCATTAATTCCTAACGCGTCAGCAACCTTTCGCTGACCACGTACAGCAATTCGATTCAGGATGTTGCTTGTAATTGCATTCGCTTTCTTGCGAGTACTTGTAAGTTCCATATGTAAGTATTTCCTTAACAAATAAGAAGTTATGCGCATCAACTTATGCGCGTTGTATTCCCGCATTTCGGCGGGAATGAGGACCATGACTGTTAAAGAGCGGTGTTACTATTTGTTTTTCTTGTTGCTTGGGAAAGGACGAACTTCCTCTCCAATCACACTGCCATCAGGCTTTACCGTAACCATAATGTTACGGCCTGCCAGAATGGCCTTGCTGATAGCGCACTGGATTACACCAAAGTCACTGGCTGCTTTAGCCTGTCCATGGATTTTGGCGTAATCGGCAAGTGTCATTCGAATCATATGCACTCTCCGTTATTAACCATGAACAAAGAATACTACAGGTATTCAAAGCAATCAATACTCAGGGTATTTTTAGTTTAAGTACCTTAGCTATTAGAATTAAGCTATGGAAAATAAAAAATCACTGACGACAGAACAGCTCGAAGACGCTAAGCGGCTTAAGGCTTTGTATGAGTCAAAAAAGAAAGAATTGGGAATAACCCAATACTCAATCGCTGATGAACTGGGTATCACCCAAGGAGCGGTAGGGCATTATCTTAATGGCAGAAACGCGCTAAACGTTGAGGTTGCATCTGGTTTTGCACGGCTGTTGCAAGTCTCAATTGCTGATTTTAGCCAGTCAATTGCTGCCAAGGTTGCAGAACAGGCAGAAAGCCTTAAGAGCGATGCCAACGTAAGGTATGCAGGGGAATACAGAGCAGGAAAGAGGTATCCGGTGTTAAGCAGTATCCAGGCTGGCTCGTGGTGTGAAGCATGCGAACCATACACCATTAAAGACATAGATGTTTGGCTTGAGTCTGACGCGCATATTCAAGGTAATGCGTTCTGGCTTAAAGTGGAAGGTGATTCAATGACGGCACCGGTTGGGTTAAGCATTCCAGAGGGAACATTCGTTCTTTTCGATACCGGAAGGGAGGCGATCAACGGCAGCTTGGTCATAGCAAAACTTTCTGACTCTAACGAAGCAACATTCAAGAAGCTGATAATCGACGGCGGAAATAAATACCTCAAGGGACTTAATCCTGCATGGCCTCTCGTGCCAATCAATGGAAACTGCAAGATTATAGGCGTTGCAATTGAGACAAAACTAAGGCTGGTTTGATCACGCAAGGGGCGATTATGGTTGGAACCGCTATAGCAAGCTTTTTTGGGATGTTGGCAATCTCGACAATTTACGGCTTAGCGCATGCTTTTATTGCGAAATCTCTATCAGAAAAAATAAGCCAGGCTTGGGCGCATAGATCAGCTCGTTTCATGATTCTGGTGATCATAGCAATACAAGGGATATCTGCATTTATCCTCTATGGATCAAGCTTATACCTATTGTATCAAGGCGCGACATTTACGCCTTACACCAGTGATTACGGAACTATATACGATGGTAGTGAAGACATCACTGTGGCTTGGATCGTCTTTGGTTTATCTATGGCCGTGTCTGTTGTAGCAGACATCATTAAGGTAATTCTCGTCTTAACCTTCGCTGACTAACCTATAATCCCGGCAGCAATAGCTATCGGGATCCACTTCACATATCCCGCATAAAAAGCACTGAACAAGCAGACACCGAAAAAATAAATATCCTTTGTATTCATTTGCTTATCGTTATTTCATCAAAAATAAATACCTTGGGTATTTACACAATAAAATACCTACAGTATTCTTTAGCCATCAGCAGGACGCTGGAAGCCAAACGGAACAGATTGGCAGGCTCTTTAACATTGATGGGATTGTCCCGCCGAAATGCGGGAACCAAAGAGTAGTTGGCTTTGGGATTGGATGAATGAGCAGGCTGATGCTCGACCAATGTATAAACAGCGCTCATGGCAAGCAGTAACCAATCTGCGCCTCAAGACAGCGTCACTGGTAGTGCGGGCGCTCTAACCAGTAAGCCGGAGTTCAGCACCGGCCATCCAATCGCCAAAGTCAATTCCATAGGCGTTATGCAGCCGCCACCATATTCAAGAAAGCTGCACAAGAGGTAGGAGGATTTATGTGAATACTTACATTCAGTTGAGAGATTAATTAAATAGAACTGATCGAGCAGAGTCCATGAAGGCTCATAAATGCTCTTCCATCCCCGTCTAATTGGCGGGGAAGGAAACCACTTTGTAATAAAAAAAATTCCAAAGTTGTTTCATCGGAGGTCAACATGACAGTAGTCATTACATATCTGGCTGACGATAACGCCAGAAATCGCCGCAGAGCACGCAGACAGGCTCAACGTGAACAGGCGATGCAAGAGCAGCGACTGGCGCGAAAAATTGCGCTAAAGCTCTCTGGTTGCGTCAGAGCAGACAAAGTAGCATCACTCGGAAGCCTTCTCTGCAAGAAGGCAGATGAAGTCGAGCGTAAACAGAACCGTATTTACTACCGCAAGCCACGCAGTGAAATGGGGGTGACTTGTGTTGGTCGCCAGAAAATTAAATTAGGCAGCAAACCACTTATTTGAGGTGAGATATGGAAGAAGAATCTGAAGAGTTCGAAGAGCATCCTCAGGATGTGATGGAACAATACCAGGACTATCCGTATGACTACGACTATTGATACAAATCAATGGTGTGGACAATTCAAGCGATGCAATGGATGCAAGCTGCAATCGGAATGCATGGTTAAGCCTGAAGAAATGTTTCCTGTAATGGAAGATGGGAAATATGTCGATAAATGGGCAATACGAACGACGGCAATGACTGCCAGAGAACTTGGTAAACAGAATAACAAGGCTGCCTGATGGTGGCCTTTATTTTCTTATTTGAGAGGAATTAATATGTCATCAATCCGCTTAACTACGAGAATGAAAGAGGAAATCGCTCGTAACGCTTTAATTAAGTCTGGGGTTTTCACTGAGCTTGAAGAAGTAACAAAGTTAAAGAACCAGCTTGCACTTGACGCCAGAGTTATTGCGTTTGGCGGTAAAAAGAAAACTGAGGAAGTGGAACAGTTATCATCCAAGTTGGTAGCTATAAGTGAAGAACTTGGAAAGATGGGATGTTCATTTTACTCATACGATTTTCGTTCTACTTCAATTTATCTGACTGTATCTGGCAGAAGGGTTGGATGGCATTCATATGGGAAAGACGGCAACGGCGAAGATATATTTCTCCCTACTCCGATAAAAGATAAATGCATGTTTGACGCAGAGCACGAAATAACAAAAAGGTTTGATGAAATCTGCGCATTACAACAAAAACTTGAAGCCAAGAAAAAGGATATCGAATCAAATGTATGGGCTGCTTTAAACTCAGTCACAACAGTTAAGCGACTCATTGAAGTTTGGCCTGAAAGCAAAGAATTGCTACCAAAAGAAGCAGATAAAGCAAGTACAGCACTTCCTGCTTTACGGGTAGAGGATTTGAATAAGATGATTGGACTTCCTTCCGAGGCCGCATAGTCGGCCTTTATTTTTGGCATAAACAACAGAATAAACACTGCACTGTGTATTCATTCCAACGAGTGAATACACGGAGCAATGTCGCTCGTAACTAAACAGGAGCCGACTTGTTCTGATTGTTGGAAATCTTCTTTGCCCTCCGATGTGAGGGCGTTTTTTTGACAGAGTGAACGATGATAAAAACTGATTATCCTGCAGAACTTAAACAAAAAGTAATAACAGCAATTAAATGCTCTTTTATATCATGCCGTACAGATGAAGAACGATATGTCGTTGAGTGTGCAATTGTCGAGTTTCTCACAGCGATGGAATTTACCGCCGCAGAATCAATAGACGTATTAAAGCAATCAGACGGAAATGATATTGAAACAGATGATGTTATTGACCGACTAATAAAATCATTCGAAGAAGAAATAGAGTAGCCGCCTGAGCGCGGCTTTACCGCATACCAATAACGCTTCACTTGAGGCGTTTTCGTTATGCAATCAAATATAAGGAGTTACCCATGATGCACTTTCAGCTCGCGGGTAGCGGCGTCATGTCCGCTTTCTACCCGCACGAATCTGAATTATCGCGCCGAGTTAAACAATTAATCAGAGCAGCAAAGAAACAACTGGAGGCGTTATGCGCAATGAAATAGCCATTAATCACCAGATGCTTCGTGCTGCACAGAACAAAGCAGTAATAGCCAGATTTATTGGTGATTCCAAAATGTGGCTTGAAGCAAATAAAGCGATGAAATCAGCTATCAACCTTCCGTGGTATCGCAGGAAATGAGTTTTACAGATAACTGGTCAGACGAAGAATTCATTCGTCAGATGAAAGAAATGCTCAATCAGCACAAAGAACAGGAGAAAGATGATGATTCTGACTCTGAATGATAAGCGTGAAATATCGCAAATCATCGCAAGTTTTACCGATGATGATTACGAACGAATCAACAGTGAAGTTGATCGCCTCTGCAAACGTTGCGACCCAATAAGCGAAATGCTTCGATCATATAAACCAGATGAACACACTAAGGACGCTATCGACTGGCTGGAAGATGATGACTGTAACTATCAGGAAAAAGCCGCTGAATGGTTCTGGGATGCAATAACCGAAAGAGTTAAGGCTGAATATGCCTTCGCAATATTCAAACGCAGACATATTTATGGAGAAGCTGCATGAGCAATATCGTTGAATTCGTTAAACAGCAAGAGCAGTTATTCTGCGGAGCATTGACTGAACAGACGGTGACATGGGCTAAGGAAAGCCAGTTTGCAATTCAGTATTTCCAGAAAAACGATTACCTGGCTAAAACAGCACTGGCAAATCCAACCAGCGCACAGAACGCCATCATCAATGTTGCGGCGATCGGCATCACCTTAAACCCGGCCAGCAAACTGGCTTATCTGGTTCCTCGCGACGGCATGGTGTGCCTTGATATCAGTTACATGGGATTACTTCATCTTGCGCAATCGACAGGATCAATTAAGTGGGGGCAATGCAAACTGGTGTACTCAAACGACACCTATGAATCAAATGGCCTTGATTCAGCACCAACCCACAAATACAACGCATTTGGTGAGCGAGGCTCTATTGTTGGAGGTTATTGCACGGTTAAAACAGCAGATGGTGACTACCTGACTGAAGAAATGAGTCTGGCAGAAATTAAAGCTGTGGAAGCAACGAGCAAGGCAAAGAATGGACCGTGGAAAACATTCTGGGAAGAGATGGCGCGTAAAACAATAGTTAAACGCGCCAGCAAATACTGGCCTAAAGCCCAGCGACTGGATAATGCCATTCACCTGCTTAACGAAGATGAAGGTGTGCATCAGGAACCAGTTATGCCGCACAAATCAGAGGAAGATATCCGCGAAGATGAACGGAAACGCCAGCAGGAAATAATGGATAAAGCACAACTTCTTTGCGATGAAATGGCTCAGGCAGAAAACATGGATGATTTGAAGCGATATTTTGCAGAAGCATATCGCCTGACATCTGGAATGAAATTGCAGCAGAACGTACAAGCCATTTACATAGAATGCAAAGCGAAACTGGAGGTTGCCAGTGAGCAAACTGTATGAAATAGCCAATGAATACGCAAAGCTGATGGATTCAGATTTAGAGCCAGAGATGATTGCTGACACAATAGAAGGCATGGAAGGAGAATTTACCGATAAAATAGAGCAACTTCTCGCCATTATTAAAAATGAATCTGGTTATGCTGAACGCCTCAAGGAAGAGGCAAAGTCACTAAATGAGAGAGCCGCAGTAATTCAAAATAAGATTGACAGCATTATGGCGTATATAGCGTCATCGCTTGAAATGGTTGGCAAGAAAAAGATTCGAGCAGGTATTCACCAGGTAACAATCCGCAAACCGTCAGAAACTGTAGAAATCATCGACTCAAGCGCCCTTCCTCCTGAATACGTTGAATTTGAAACGACAATTAAAGCCGACAAACTGGCAATCAAACACCAACTAAAAGCAGGAATAAATATCCCCGGCGCTCAACTCAAAGTTGGGAAACCTTCACTTCTTATCAAATAACGGTATCGCCTATGAAAAAGACTCCATGGGAGAAATGGGAAGTCGATTTCTTGCGCGAAGTGGCGGCGACAATGCCAGTTGAAGTTATCGCTGAAAAACTGGAAAGGACTGAAAAAGCAGTAATGGCGAAAGCAACAAGGATTGGAGCTGACATTGTTAGCCGACTTCGTGGAAGACGCTGGACAAGAGCCGAAGTATCACTTTTCGGTAAGTTCTCCGCAGAAGAAATAGCAATTGCAACCTGCCGCTCAATTTATTCAGTAAGAGCTATGAGATACAAGCTAAAAAAACTCGATGAAGAAAGAGCAGGCATACGAATAAATTAACATGGAGTAATTAACAATGAAGCTAAACATAGACCTAGGCAAATATGTTATTACAGGAACCAAACACGACCTGATTCTTAGTGAAAGAGGAATTATCAAAGAAGGTGAGAATGCAGGGAAAGAAACACTAAGCCGTATCGGTTATTACAGCAAGTTTGAGCATCTGGTTAAAGAGTTATGTAACCGTGAAATCCTGTTATCTCAGGCGCAGACGCTACAGGATATTCAGCAGCATATCGAAACTTTAGGTATGTCACTTAGCATGGCTATTGACCAGTTCGTGGAGAGTAAATCATGAGAGGACTTGCATACAATCCCGGCATTCTTCCGGCAGAAATGATTATTCGCCAACGCGTAAAGCCAATGCCATCGAGAGAGGAATTGCTTAAGAGAAATTCTTTTCCATCAGTGAATCAAAACAAATATCTGAATGCGATGTGGCGCAAAGGAGGCAAGCAGTGAGTGTATATCTTATTGATAAACGTCGACGTGGGCAACAAATACCACCTGTAGGAATTCCGAATCACACATGGTTTTGCGTACTTGATATCGATGGTATGGATGCGTTGGTTGACACTCGTCATTACTGCGATACCGCAACAGCTACTCCGGCGAAAGCAAAGAAAATGGCTGCTTGATAGAAAACTGGACTCCACCTGATGGTTGGTGCAATGGGAATGATCGAGATTGGCACGAAAAAATGAAGGGCTATATCTGCGATTTTTTACGTAAATGCAACGGATTCAGGGTGATGTGACATGAGCAAGATTGACTATCAGGCACTGCGTGCCAAGGCAGAAAAAGCAACGTGTGGTGAGTGGTCGCTCGAATATGGAGAGGGACGATTTGATGGTGATGATGCACTAATTCATCGCGAGGCTGCTGGATATCTTCCCATTTGCAGAATTGAAGGAGCACATCCTGAAAGCGGTTTCGATGAAGATTTCCAAATGGAACAGCAGGCCAATGCTGAATTCATCGCTGCAGCCAATCCGGCTACCGTGCTTGCACTGCTGGATGAACGGGAAAGAAACCAGCAATACATAAAACGCCGCGACCAGGAGAGCGAGGATATTGCGCTTACGGTTGGGAGGCTGCGCGTTGAGCTGGAAGCCGCAGAGAAGCGCATTGCAGAACTGTCTGCTAGCCACAGCAAATTGCGCGACACAATGGCTGGCATCCACAACACAATCCGAATGGATGGCGGCTATACGCCACTGGCAGCAATCCTTAACGCTGCTAAACGCGCATATGAAGAATCAGCAAGCGACGCTGGCATCAAGGAGGAGTCTGAGTGATGGTCATTTCACCTATAACGCTGAAAGCGGCGCAGGAATTTATCGCACAGCACCACCGACACAATAAACCACCAGTGGGGCATAAATTCAGCATTGGTCTGAGAAATAATGCCGGAGAATTGATAGGTGTGGCGACAGCTGGTCGACCTGTTGCACGACATTTGGACGATGGATTAACGCTTGAAGTAAATCGCACATGTACCACAGGAGAACGCAACGCTAACAGCGCGCTTTATGGTGCTGTCTGGCGGGCAGCAAAAGCTATGGGTTATCAACGTTGTATTACGTACACCCAGGCAGATGAATCAGGAGCATCTCTTCGCGCAGCTGGTTTTGTTCGTGTGAAAGAGCTTCCTCCAAGAAAAAGCTGGGCGGAATCAAGCGTCGCCCTGCGGAGTAAACGCGATCCGGTCGGAAACGGTGGTATTCCTCGTGTGCTCTGGGAAATCAGGAGAATGAGTACCACTGGCATTCGCATCAAAGGAGAGTGATATGACCACTATAACCAAAGAGCAACTGCTGACAATCAAGCAGTGGCGCGAAACATACGGACCTGGTAGCAACGTTGTACTGCCAGCAGAAGAAGCGGAAGAACTGGCACGAATTGCGCTGGCATCGCTGGAAGCAGATCCAGTTAAACGAGTTAACTCAGATCAGATGCGCCGAGTCTGCTTAGAAGCTAATCGCCATTTAGATAAATATGACGCGATGGCGAAAGAGGTAAATAAGTTGCTTGGACGCATCTCCCCGCCAGCGCCGGTAGTGCCGGAAGAAGCAACTCCGGAAAACGTAGAAATGCTCTCTGGCTATGTTTCCACGTACAAATTAACCGATAGCGAGCGCGATATTGCTGCCGAAATATGGAACGCCTGCCGCACCGCCATGCTTCAGTCCGGAAACTTTCGGGAAAGCAAGAATTCGTCAACCAATAATTTTCGGGAAATCGCGGAAACGTCAACCAACTATCCGGTAATTCCTAGTGAGGTGTTGTCCGCAATCTTGAAGGTTGCCAAGATTCGTGCCGATTTCGATGATTTTGACGGTGACAGGCGAGGTATCGGTGATTGTCTGGATGAGGCTGAGCAAGAGCTTTTCGTTACCATTAACAAATATGCCAGTCAGTTGGCAGCAGAACCTATAGCGCCTAATGACGTTCGAGAGCAGACAGCCATTCCGCAAGTTCCGGTAACTCCGGATGGTTGGATAAGCTGTAGTGAGCGAATGCCGGAAGAAACGGGTGACATTATTGTTGTTTCGGATGGCATTGTAATGTCAGGGATTTCTTATTCTCGTCGTGACGGGTTCTATATAGCCGCATTGGAGTACGACGACGATGAGCCAATTGACGGTGTAACCCACTGGATGCCGCTACCGGAACCGCCGCAGGAGGTGAAGTGATGGACTCCTTCGCGAAATATACGATTATTGACTGGATAGCATTCATTCAGGTTTTGCTCATCTGGTTTTATATGGCTTACAGGAGTGGACAGTGGATTGTCAGTGTAGCCTGTAGCAATGGATGGCGTTGGTGGAACCGAAAGAATAAAAAAGCACTGGCATTGGATTCGTTTTACGAAGCATTCAATCTTAACAGCCTTCAGCCTGGTTCTGTCATTGTAGTCACCACTCAAAGCGGCATGACGATACAAATTCACAAGCCCAAGGAGGAAGGTCGTGGCTAACCTGCAACTTGCCGTCAAAGGTGAATACTTCGATGCCATGATTCGCGGAGATAAAACGGAAGAGTATCGCCTGTGTAATGACTACTGGAATAAGCGAATTATGTTCCGGTAGTATGACCGACTGATTATCACAAAGGGATATCCGAAGCGCGACGATTCCAGCCGCAGAATTGATGTTCCGTATGACGGATATGAAATCAAGACAATCACACATCCGCACTTCGGTGATAAACCGGTAAAGGTGTTCGCGATAAAGGTGAATATCGGCAATGAATAACAATCCTCGCACTCGCGGGGATTTCTTTTATATGGGGATAATATGACCATCCACTTTCACGGCAGCCCAATATGGGGTGATGAGCATGCCCCTACAGATATGCTGATTAAAGCCCTTTACCGTGATGGTGGGGCTTTTGTTTCATTTGCCAGACCAGAGCAGATGAAAAAGATTGCCATGTTCCCTTGTGATATACGCCTTGATAACGGTGCTTTTAGCGACTGGATGAAAGCATTAAAGAAAGGCACTCCGGTAGACTGGAGTAAGAGGCGAGCAAAATTCTACGACTTTGTTGGGAAGTGGTTCAGCAGAATTGAATGGTTTCTTATACCTGACGTTATCGAAGGGACAGAGGCAGAAAACGACGAGCAGATTGAGTTGGTTCCTGATTGGCTAAAATCAAAAGCGGTTCCGGTCTGGCATACCGACGAATCAATTGAACGTCTTTTACGCCTTTCTGGCAAATTTGAATGGGTGGCGATTGGATGCTGCGGCCCACACAGGCACATACGCTCTAAATGGTGGGAACAGAGAATGGATGAAGTTTTCACTGAGCTTTATATCAATCGTAATTTGAAAGTGAAAATTCATGGTCTTCGAATGCTCGACGTGAGAGTTCTTGGTATGTATCCGTTCGCCAGTGCGGATTCTACTAATGTTGCTGTTAACGTACCGAAGACAGAGAAGCGATTTCCTGAGATTACTGACAAACTGGCACGTACAGCTGTACTTCGCGCTGCTATTGAAAAGGTGCACCCGCCATCGATATCAGCATGGGTAGACAGAAAGATGAGAGAGCCGGCGCAAGCCGGTTTTTTATTTGAATTCACCGACGCCGCTTAATGCGGATTTCTTTTATCTGAACTCGCTACGGCGAGTTTTGTTTTATGGAGATGATAAATGCACTTCCGAGTAACAGGTGAATGGAATGGAGAACCATTCAACAGAGTTATCGAAGCGGAGAACATCAACGACTGCTACGACCACTGGATGATATGGGCGCAGATAGCGCATGCAGACGTAACCAATATTCGAATTGAAGAACTGAAAGAACACCAAGCCACCTGATGGCGGTTTTTTATTACCTGATTTGCAGGTTCGATTCCCTATTCGGAGATAGCACTCATGCAACACGAACTACAACCTGATTCCCTGGTTGATTTGAAATTCATCATGGCCGATACTGGCTTCGGTAAAACCTTCATCTATGACCGGATTAAGTCCGGCGACCTGCCAAAAGCCAAAGTTATCCACGGGCGAGCAAGATGGTTATATCGTGATCATTGTGAATTCAAAAATAAGCTCTTAAGCCGCGCCAATGGGTAAAATAGCGGGTAAAATATTTCTCACATCTAAAAAACACCATTCTAATCAATCCCCTGCCGCGTCAAGTAGATGTCTGCAGGGGACACCAGATACCCTTCAAACGAAATCTACCTTCACCCCGTAAAAGATGGGTTTGGCAGCACACTTGCCTTATATCTACTCATTTTTACTGCAACAGGTTGAAATCTCAGCACTGTCAGAAAGCGCTGATGACTAAACAGCCCTGAGCCGGGCGATGTAACCATCACACAGAATCCTGATAGCGAAATATGGCGTGACTCGATACTTCACTCCGCAATGCATTCCTTGATGAATTCGCAGGACCGTGATACACGGGACAGGTCACTGAATGACGACAATGTCCTGGAAATCAGCGAACCGCGCATCTGAAGTACATTTGAGCGACTGTACCAGAACATGAATGAGGCGTTTGGATTAGGCGATTATTAGCAGGGCTAAGCATTTTACTATTATTATTTTCCGGTTGAGGGATATAGAGCTATCGACAACAACCGGAAAAAGTTTACGTCTATATTGCTGAAGGTACAGGCGTTTCCATAACTATTTGCTCGCGTTTTTTACTCAAGAAGAAAATGCCAAATAGCAACATCAGGCAGACAATACCCGAAATTGCGAAGAAAACTGTCTGGTAGCCTGCATGGTCAAAGAGTATCCCAGTCGGCGT